ATCAAATCAATGAAAATGCGTGGTAAGTCCAAAAGGAAGATGAAAGAAATACTAGAGGATTTGTAAGATGAAACTTTTAGACAAAATACCAGAGTTTTGTATGAGTCACTGGTTATTGCGTGTACCACTTGCAATAGTCTTTATTCAACAAGGACTAAGTAAATTTCCAGTAACATTAGATGGTGCAGAGTCATTTGACTTGCCATACATCGTCTGGTGGTTTGCCGCCTATGGTGAATTGCTTTCTGGTATCGGACTACTTGTAGCTGGTGTGGGAGCATGGATTGCATGGGGATATGAAGAGTATGCAGACTTATTGACACGATTTTGTGGTATTACGATCTGTAGTATTATGACAGGTGTTATTTGGGTTGGACAACCAGAAAATCTTTGGGATGTAATTCTATATGACAATCTACATGTATTCCTATGGGTAGGTGGATTATTCTTTGCACTAAGAGGGAATAAAACCTGATGCATATTAAACCAGTGGACTATAGGGTTGCAACTCTGTTTGTACAGGAAAGACACTATAGTCCAGTGATGCCGAAACTCACCAAACACTATCTAGGAGCCTACCAAGGAGAAGAATTGGTAGGCATCCTTACTTTGGGTTGGGGAACGAATCCTATGGGTACAATCAAGAAGATGTTCCCAGAACTTTCTACATGTGACTATTACGAGATAGGTAAGATGTGCATGGATGAAAAGATGCCACGCAACTCTGAATCACAGATGCAAAGTCTGGTTATTCAATGGATGAAGAAACACACACCAAATGTCAAATACCTCTATACATGGGCAGATGGTATCGTGGGAAAGCCAGGATATGTGTATCAGGCAGCAAACTTTCTGTACGGTGGTTTTATATGGAGTGATGTATATGTAACAGATGAGGGTGAGAAGGTACACTTTCGTACAATACAACGCAAGATGAAGAAGGTAATGAACCGTATGGACACAAAGTATGGGCCTCGTCCATCAGATGCACATATGGGAGAGCTAGGGTTCTCTAGAGTGTGGGGTAAACAGTTTCGGTACATATATCCTCTAAATAAACGTGCGAAGAAATCTCTAAAACAATCCACAATGGAATGGACAAGAGTATATCCCAAGGACAAAGATTTGCAATGGAAAATCAAGAAGCCAGGCGAAACGTCATATACAATAAGTGACATAATGCCTTATGAACACAGAGGTGACAGTGTACAACATAACTCTAGTAACGTAAACAAGGTTGCAGACAAATATGGAGTATCGACACTAGAAGGATTCTTCACATGAGAATAGTCACCGCTGGACATGTACAACAACTTGTGCCACAACCCACAACTGAACATGTTATCAAAACAAAAAAGAAACCTCGTATTGTAGAACAGACTAGACGTTCTGAAACGAAAAACAAGAAAGAAAAGTAATGAAATATTTTAATGTAATTTTTTGGAGTATGCTGGTGATTGCTGGTATTCTCATGTTCACTGCTACGGATAGACTTGAGAATAGACTTGAGACTATGGAAAATAGAATTGATGAGATAAGTACGAAACTCAAAGATATGACAAATGAGTAATGACGAACATTTCATAGCAACAATAGACAAAGCAAATGATACAAAGGCCTTATGGACTGCGTTGAGTGTTGCTTGGTTTGTTGGTATATGGTCGGAACAGAACTTTGATCTGATGGTGCTTGTGTCTATGGGAGTATATATATTTCTTAGGGTAAAACAAACAAGGGGATAACAATAATGGTAAAATCTGCCAAAACAGTAGAATATTTGGAACAGAAACATAAAAAATTACACGACAAACTTGAAGCAGCCGAAGCAGAGAAAGCACCAGAACAATATCTCAAAAACATGAAGAAAGAAAAACTTGCATTAAAGGATGAAATAGTCTCATTGAAACTTGCTAATTTCCAGTAAAGAAGGTGAATTATGGGTAGAATAACAATCGAAGGACTCAACGACAGACAATACAAACTCATGGATGCCATATGGAGTATGAATAACTATGACGAAGTAATGGCCTTTAGAATAACTCTACATCCGATTATGCGTAGAGAGTTAGATGTGTTGTTAGAACTACTCAGATACGAAGCACTTGAAGACGAAATCATGGCGATGCGAATATTTCCAGAAGCAATGCGAGAAATTAAACGAATACGAAAGAAATACGATGTATAGACCTCTACCAGAATTTGTGACAATCAAGAAGAGTACAATTGAAGGACTTGGACTTTTCTGTGCTGAAGCAATAAAAGAAGACCAGCAGATCGGTATGTCACATTTCTATTGGGGAGAACAACTACAGAGAACGCCGCTGGGTGCATTTTATAATCATTCAGAGAACAATGCAAACATGGTAAAGGTACAATCAGATTCACGGTTCTTTCTGTATGCACTACGAGATATATGGCCAGGCGAAGAACTGACCTGTAAGTACACATTTTATGAAATGATATGATGATAACTGAGGTGGGAAAGAATAAGTGGGCTGTCTTTAACGACAAAGGACGTATCGTTCTTTTGACACACCATAAAGGAGTTGCTCTCAAGGTATTGAAGTATTGTCTTGACAACGATATGGAATATGTTGATGTCAGTAGTACTCATAAGTCATAAATGTAAACCCTGTGATCAAGTGTGGTATACAGAACCACACCATCTCAGAAAACTCTTCTGTCCATACTGTGGAACACTACAGATAGATGAGGACAGAACGGAGTATGAAAAGGTAAGAGGACAAGTGATTGATGAGAATGTGCCGCCCGAAATATGATTGGAGATTTAATATGAGTATGCCACATGTAAGAGAAAAAGACAAGAAACCAACATTGTACGCTGTATGGATAGAAGTAGATACAGGCGAGTTTGATTATGTAAGACGAACACATGACGGAAAGGGATGGGGAATGAGTACACCAGTATTAACATTTTTCCAGAGAGAACATGCAGAATTAGAGGCCCAGAAATGGAACACGGGCCAAGTCGTAGAATGGACATCCTCGTAAATGCTGTATTTATTATTGCATGGGTAATATTTGCCTACATTGGATGGAGATATAGGGATATGTGGAAATGATACTATTTCTTAGTATGGTATATGGGTATTGCTTTGCAATGATCGCCCTTACCATAGTCTTGCATAGGAGAAACACCAAATGAAGTTTTTAATCGTAGTACTATTCGCAACAATACATGGAGATATATTCATCTTCAACAACCCCACATTCGACACAAGAGAAGAGTGTATGACAGCTGTGGTAGAAAACCCTGATAAACTCATTGCAAGACTTATGCTAGAGTATAATAGACCTATGCCTATTAGAGGAGTTAATTGTGTTGACACAGATACACTTAATGATCTTATGGAAAAGTATAAAGTAAAAGTAATGCCACGAACAGAAAAGGACATATGATCTATCTATTCTTGGTATGTGTACATATAGGACAAGGATTAACATTAATAGACATAGACGAAGGATTCTATACATATGAACAGTGTATGGAATCAATAAAGACCATAGGGGATGAGGTATATTGCGTTTCCAAGTACATAGACATATAAAGATAGTGGTATTATCCTTCTTTATAACACTGATATGTACTATGGATGATGACGCTATAAGGAATAGACCTAGAGGGGGAAGAGAGGTGCGGAGAAAAATCCCACGGAATCCCAAATAATCCCAGTATTTCCCATTTCATTAAAAAGGCTAAAATAAATGGGGCAACGTGCTCTTCCTATTACATTAAAGTCCGTATTATATCGCACGACCGAATTTTTGTCAAGGACTTTTTTAGCTATTTTTTCACTTTTTTTCTCATAAAAGGCTTGACATTGCTACCGAATCAGGGTATACTGTAAGTATAGAGTGAGTGATTCGGAGAGAAAAAACATGGCATATATCAACGCAGAACAAGTTAAATCAATTAGACTTGCTTTGAAAGCAGCATTTCCTGAGTATCGTTTCAGTGTAAAGAAACGACACCATTCAGAGGTTGCTGTAACTGTTACCAAGGGCCCTGCCTTTGAACTACAGACTGTGTGGCATCATGGACAGGATCAGACTGTCGACCTTAATGGTGATGATGGACACAACATTAACCACTATCATACACACTGGTATGGCAAGTACCAGACATTCTTTGATCGTATCGTAACTATTATCAAGACAGCACCTTTCATTTCTGGTACTGCTGATGAGTTGTGGTTCGACAAAAGTGATTCGCAAAGTGACTACTTTCACACTGCATATTACATGAGTGTGGGTGTAGGTGCGTGGGATAAGGCGTATGAAGCTACTGCTTAAGTTACTGTTTTTACTGGCTATTATCTACGGAATATCTTTTCTGTATTTAATAGCTATTTTTCTTTAAAAAGGCCTTGACATGGGGGCTGGTTGTGGTATAATAGCTATGTTAGAGGATAAGAGATAGGAGTTTATATATGATGAATTTAATTATTGATGAGTTATCTACGAGTGTTGGACAAGGTATCTTCTCTAGTAAGAGAAGCAATATTAACCATGAAGAGATGCATTACGGGCCAGAGAACAAAAGAGACTGCCCTTGTGATACATGTCCTATGATGAATGCATGTATGTCTAATGGTACTGAGTGTAGTGCTATGAGGAATTGGTGTTCTAAGGGAGACTTCATGGATAAGGATCTACAAAGGTTAGTAAGGGCTTGTGCATAGTGTTAGATGAACTACATATAGGAAACCTGAGAGTAAGGTTTAACTATCTTACAAAGGGTATGGATGATTGGAAGATGCCCATCAAGGCGACCATTCCAGTGAGACACTTCAATGAATACTGTGAGGCGTGTATACACTTCACTGGTACGGAGTTGTATCAGACATACTGTAACGGAGATGGTACAATGGATGTAGCTGCAAAGGGATATTACATGATGGGGGCTTGACACTGAGGTGATTCTGTGGTATACTGATTCGTATAGGGTATACCCCCAAAACTGACAAACAAAATCTAATCTATAAATGCAATAAAGATACAGAGATATATTTCATGTCCGATAAAGATAATAAAGAAGAAGAAGAGATAGACATCACAGAATACACAAAGGGTACTCGTATGGATGATTCGTATTATTACTTTAAGATGCCAAAGAAGAAGAAGTCGCCCCCTGACACTGAGGATACTTCTGAATAACCCCCCCCTAAAACTGAGCGACAATAGGTTTAACATTCATATGACTATAAGTAAAGAAGATATTGAGGCGTTT